ATCCCTTTCAGAAAGGATTTGATTGCATGAAAAAGTTTTACCTTGCCTACGGCAGCAATCTGAACGTGAAACAGATGCGGTTCCGTTGCCCGGATGCCAGAATTGTGGGGACGGCGGAGATTCCAAATTACCAGCTGCTGTTCAAGGGCAGCAAGACCGGCTCCTATCTGACCATCGAACCCAAGCAGGGCTGTACCGTTCCGGCGGCAGTCTGGTCGGTGTCGGAACGAGATGAACTTGCCCTTGACCGCTATGAGGGGTATCCCCATTTCTACTACAAAACGGAACTGGAACTTCCCCTTGCAGAAACCGGGAAAAAGCTGACCGCCTTTGTGTATATCATGCACGAGGAACGGAAGCTTGGTATTCCCACTTCTGCCTACATCCGTACCTGTGTGGACGGATACCGCCAGTTTGGTTTTGACCTGAAATACCTGCGGAAAGCCATGGACATCAGCGAACGGGAGGTGTACCACCATGAAAACAGATAAGCCAGTTTCGGCAGTCTGCCCACTCTGCGGAAAGCCGTATTCCGGTGTGCCTGCACTTTCCAGAACGGACAACCAAACGCCCATTTGCCCGGACTGCGGCATTCGGCAGGCACTGGAAAGCATCGGCGTTTCCACGGAGGAACAGGAGAAAATCCTGTCTGTAATGCACCGAAAGTTCCCCATGTAACCGCCCTGTTTGCCCTGTGTGGGCTTTCAGAGCACTTGCCGAAAAACTGCCCAAAGTCAAAACCAGCCCCACACAGGCGAACTGTGCGGGGCTTGGTTGGTAGCTGCGATTTTCCGAGATGCCTTTTCCATTGTACTGTATTTTACCATAGAAAAGCAAGTTTATCCAGTGTCAGATCCACCAAATATACAGCGGAAATATCGCCTTATGTTCTGTACATTTAGCCGCTTGCTATACGCCGAAAGGTATGGTAATATACAGTTACCGAAAGGGAAAAAACCACGAAATTACGGATGCCCTGAGCCGAGGCAGGATGCTGCCCGAGGCGAACGGGTATGCCGACACAGGATTTTAGGAGGCTGGAAAAACACAATGGTAGCATACGGAATCGCAAAGGCAAGAGCAATGGCAAACAGAACGGACTGGAACGAAAGAACCGAAATCACAAAGGCGGTCATCACCTGGTTCGATGCGGACTACGAATACGAACTGGAGATTGAAAACGAGGACAGGATGGACAACGAGGAGTTCACTGCATGGGTTGAGGAAAACGCAGAAAGCCTTGCAAAGGCAGATGCCGAGGAAAACGGAACGACCTTTGAGGAAATCGACGGCATCGACTTTACGGAAAAGGAAATCGATGACGATGCCCTTTTCGATGAGGAGTACGAAAACGCCTGCGAATTTGAATGGGAAAGTATGACGGGAAGATAAACCTTCCTCACTCTTTCCAAACAGCCCCTGATTCAAGGGGGCTGTGGCTCGTACCGAAGAAATATAGTACACAAAATCTGAGCCATATATTTGTGCAGTATATTTTTTCGTTATGACTTGCTATCATTGAATTTGTATGGTAACATGGTTACAATGGGAATGGAATCTCGATTACAAAACTGCCACATGAGGGCATTAAAATAAATGATACAGACTTGCTTTTTGGCAGGTCTTTTTTGTTTGGAGGTGAGAACAATAGCAAGATTTAAACCGACCCATTTTATGGCGGAGGATTCCAAGTATAACAAAAAAGCGGCAGACTATGCCGTCTCTTTTATTGAATGCCTCAGCCACACCAAAGGCACCTGGGCAGGAAAGAAATTTGAACTGCTGGACTGGCAGGAACAGATTATCCGTGACCTGTTTGGAATCTTAAAACCGAACGGCTATCGGCAATTCAATACGGCTTACATTGAGATTCCGAAGAAAAATGGCAAATCAGAACTTGCCGCTGCGGTTGCCCTGCTGCTCACCTGTGGTGATGGCGAAGAACGTGCCGAAGTCTACGGCTGTGCTGCCGACCGCCAACAGGCTGCCATTGTATTTGATGTGGCGGCGGATATGGTGCGAATGTGTCCTGCCCTTTCCAAGCGAGTGAAAATCCTGACCTCACAAAAGCGTATTGTGTACATTCCGACCAACAGCTTCTATCAGGTGCTTTCTGCTGAAGCCTATTCCAAGCATGGTTTCAACATCCACGGAGTGGTGTTCGATGAACTGCATACCCAACCCAACAGAAAGCTGTTTGATGTTATGACCAAAGGTTCCGGCGATGCCAGAATGCAGCCTTTGTATTTTCTCATCACCACAGCCGGAACGGACACAAATTCAATCTGCTATGAAGTTCACCAAAAGGCGAAAGACATTCTGGAGGGCAGAAAGCATGATCCGACTTTCTATCCGGTTATCTATGGTGCAGATGAATCGGAGGACTGGACGGATCCGAAGGTTTGGAAAAAAGCAAATCCGTCACTCGATAAGACCATCGGAATGGATAAGGTGGTGGCTGCGTGTAATTCTGCAAAAGAAACGCCGGGCGAGGAAAATGCGTTTCGGCAACTGCGTCTGAATCAATGGGTAAAACAGGCTGTCCGCTGGATGCCTATGGAGAAATGGGATAAATGCAAAGTAGCGTTTGATGAAGAGTTGCTTACGGGGCGTGTTTGCTATGGCGGGCTTGACCTATCTTCCACTACGGATATTACAGCTTTTGTGCTTGTCTTTCCTCCAACAGATGAAGATGAGTATTATTATGTTTTGCCCTACTTCTGGCTGCCGGAAGAAACACTGCCACTCAGAGTAAGACGTGACCATGTTCCATATGATATATGGGAACGGCAAGGCTACTTGAAAACGACTGAGGGAAATGTGGTTCACTATGGTTTTATTGAGAATTTCATCGATGAACTGGGGCAGAAATTTCACATCAAAGAAATTGCATTTGACCGCTGGGGTGCAGTGCAGATGTCACAGAATTTGGAAGGACTTGGATTCACGATGGTGCAATTTGGACAGGGTTATAAAGATATGTCACCGCCGACCAAGGAATTGATGAAGTTGACTTTGGAACAGACACTTGCCCACAATGGGCATCCTGTTTTAAGGTGGATGATGGACAACATCTTCATTCGCCGTGACCCTGCCGGAAATATCAAGCCGGACAAAGAAAAATCCACAGAGAAGATTGACGGTGCAGTTGCCATGATTATGGCTCTTGACCGTGCAATTCGCTGTGGATGTGTGTCTGATGAGTCTGTTTATGATTCGAGGGAAATGCTGATTTTGTAGATCTTAAACTGCCTGTGCAGTTAAAGTGAGTCCGAGAGGCTTCATGATTTTCACCAGAGTCTCAAGATTCGGAACAGTTTTGCAGGATTCAATTCTTGCAATCGAGGATTGCGGGATATGGCACATTTCAGCAAGCTGTCTCTGGGAATATCCCAAAGCATTCCGCTGTTCAATGACCGCAGAGATAATGGCTGCAATTGCTTCCATTTCTTCTATGTCTGCTTTTCCCTGAGGGCTGGTTGCTTTTACGTGTTCTTTGTAATCATTCCATGTTCTCATAAATCATGACCCCTTTCTGGATAGATAATCGTCACGTTCTGATTTTGCTTTTTCAATTTCACGCTGCGGTGTCTTTTGTGTTTTCTTTCTGAAATGATGCAGCAACACAAAAGTATCATTGCAGTAGTAGAAATAAAAAACTCTGTTGTTTCCAGGTCTTAACTCCCAGATATCTTCTTCAATATGTTTTGTAATGTTGTTTGGCAGCCGAGTCCCATTGTTTTGAAGCAGCTGAATGTGAAGCATCAACTGGTTATATTGGATTCTTGCGTCCTTGCTTTTTTCCGATTTTTCTCGCAATTCTTCAAGAAAATCCCAGACGTCAGATTCACCGTTTTCTTTTTCATAAAATTCAATCTCGTACATTGTATAATCTCCATCGATTTTACTTCTATTCTTATGATAGCATAAATGCTATCAAATGTCAATAGAAAAATGAAAAATAACAGGAGGATTTTTTATATGAGTATTTTCAGCAGGTTATTCAAATCCAGAGATAAGCCTCAAAACAGTTATGACAGCCCGTCATACACATACTTTTTCGGACGAGCGAACAGCGGCAAACGTGTCACAGACAGAACAGCCCTGCAGCATATTGTGGTTTATGCCTGTGTGCGGGTTCTGTCAGAAGCAATTGCACAGCTGCCGCTTCATGTGTACAAATACAACGATAGCGGAAAAGAGCGAGTGCCACAGCATCCGCTCTATTTTTTACTCCACGACCAGCCAAATCCTGAAATGACTTCTTTTGTTTTCCGAGAAACCTTAATGTCACATCTGCTGATTTACGGCAATGCCTATGCACAGATTATCCGAAACGGCAGAGGTGATGTTTTAGGGCTATACCCTTTGATGCCTGACAAAATAAAGGTTGACCGTGATGAGAAAAACCGCCTGATATATATTTACAGCCGTTACGATGAGGCAAATCCGAATCTGAAAGAACAGGGCGACATCGTTCTTTATGCTGATGAAGTCCTGCACATTCCGGGTTTAGGATTTGACGGACTGGTTGGATATTCGCCGATTGCACTTGCGAAAAATGCAATCGGCATTTCTATTGCCTGTGAGGAATATGGGGCATCGTTTTTCGGAAATGGTGCTTCACCAAGTGGCGTGTTAGAACACCCCGGAGTGATCAAAAATCCGGAGCGTGTGCGTGATGCTTGGCAAAGAGCCTATGGCGGAAGAAATGCTCACAAGGTCGCAGTTTTAGAGGAGGGCATGAAATTCACCCCCATTGCAATTCCAAACAATGAAGCACAGTTTCTGGAAACACGAAAGTTTCAGATTGAGGAAATTGCAAGAATGTACAGAGTGCCGCTTCATATGATTGGCGACCTTGACCATGCAACATTCAGTAACGTAGAACATCTGTCATTGGATTTCGTCAAATACAGCCTTGACCCTTGGATTGTTCGATGGGAGCAGTCCTTACAAAAAGCACTTCTTTCTGATTCGGAAAAAGGACAGTATTTCGTGAAGTTCAATGTAGACGGACTTCTGCGTGGCGATTATGCTTCCAGAATGCAGGGCTATGCTACAGCAAGACAAAACGGCTGGATGTCGGCGAATGACATCCGAGAACTTGAAGATATGAATATGATTTCTGAGGAGGAAGGTGGAAACCTGTATCTTTGTAACGGTTCGATGAGCCGCCTCCGCGATGCAGGAATTGCCTATTCAGATAAAAAACAGAAAAAGGAGGGCGATGAAAATGGATAAGTTCTGGAATTTTATCAAAAATGAAGAGACATCAGAAACAGAGCTGTATTTTGAGGGACCAATCTCAAGCAGCACATGGTATGGTGATGAACTGACCCCTGCGTTATTTAAAGACGAACTGAACAAACATCCGGGTAATCTTACCGTTTGGATCTCGAGTCCGGGTGGAGATGTGTTCGCCGCAAGTCAGATTTACACTATGCTGAAAAATCATAAAGGCAGAATTACCGTTAAAATTGACAGCCTTGCAGCATCGGCGGCATCTGTCGTTGCAATGGCAGGTGATGAAACCTTGATTGCACCAACTGCCCTAATGATGATTCACGACCCCAGCACTTGTGCTATGGGAAACAAGGCAGATATGGAAAAAGCTATCATCTTGCTTGATGAAGTCAAAGAGAGTATCATCAATGCCTACGAAACCAAATCCCACCTCAGCAGAAACAAGATCGCAAAGCTGATGTCCGATGAAACATGGCTCAATGCAAAAAAGGCTCATGAAATGGGATTTGTGGACGGGATTCTCTTTGCAGATAATAAAAAGTCCGTTCCTGAAAAGGAAAATGAACTGAATGAGGAAGAACCTGAAAAAGAAGATTCTCTTACCGCAATGACCTATTCCAAATCGAAGAATCTATCTGCATTCTTATCCAAAGTATCTGCATCGGCAGAATCCGTTACAGGCACACCAATTGACCAGCTTGAAAAAAGACTGGCACTTTTGAAATATTGATTGGAGGAATTGATTATGACGATTAAAGAACTCAGAGAAAAGAGAAAGAAGGCTTGGGACACTGCCCGTGATTTTCTCGACAGCAAGAGAAATGCAAACGGCGTTCTCAGCGAGGAAGATTCCAAGACCTACGATGCGATGGAGCAGACCATTGTTGACCTTGGCAAAGAAATTCAGCGTCTGGAACGACAGGCTGAAATCGAAGCAGAAATGAATAAGGCAACTTCCACTCCTGTTCTCGGCAAGCCTGCCACACCAAATGTAACGGAAAAGATAGGTACAGCAAGCGACACTTACAAGAAAGCATTCTGGAACAGCATCAGAAACCGCAACTGGATCGATGTCCACGATGATTTGCACATTGGCACAGACGCAGAGGGCGGCTATCTTGTGCCGGACGAGTTTGTGCGCCTGTAAAAGGCGATGTTTACAGTAGATTAGGCTCTACACCGCACAGCAGAGCGGTTGTCAATCTG